TGGACAGTCTGAGTCAACAGCAGGAGACGCTGAAAGCGACGGACGAAAAGCTGGCTCAACTGATCCAGATAATGTTGCAGAAACAGTAGAATACGACCCCGAAAACCCCAATCTGTTTTGTGATCTTAGAGAGTGGACAAACCTACAACTGGTTCAACCGCCCGCTAAACGACACAAAGTAGCTATAGCTTGGCTACAGTTTAACTTTCGACAGTGCGGGTATGGGGCGTATATCTACGTTAGAAATACTATGCCTAGAGTTCTTGGCACTGCTCACCAAACCGATGTAGAAATGCTTACTTGGGAGCTTGTTGCTCCACAGGCAGAGCGTGTCCAAGCGTTAAAACAGAAGAGAAGATTATGACGTTAATGATCTTTGTTTTAGTGCTTCTGACCCCCGGTGGACAACCCACTGGCCTTGAATTGTACTTTCAAGAACTAACTTCTTGCCTAGAATATCGTGATGCGCTAGTTCATCAATCCGTCCACCAACACAACTGGATGCGTAGTAAAACAAATAAGTTTGATGGTTACTGTGAGGTAAGGGTCATACCGGCAGGTGAAGCTGGCACTAAATATGTTTTTAGAGATCCAGCTAGGAAAAAACAAGACGATGACTGACATACCACCTTTTCCAAACAGTGTGCAGGCCCAACCGCCCAATGCAAAACATCAGATACAGAAGATAGAAGTAGAGAGGTTGCAGGCTAGAGAGATAAATCGAAAAAGTGAAGTAGTAACAACTTACTACGATTCTAAAGTGTATACGTATAAAAACGGGGAATTTAGTTACACTACACCCAAAGCAACTGGACAGAACATTCTGGTGACTGTATGAAAGCAAAAGAAGTTTATAACTACAAATGCACTCTGGTAAAAGTTGTAGACGGTGACACTATCGATATAGATCTGGATCTTGGTTTTGATGTTTGGTTACGTAATCAAAGGGTTAGACTGTACGGCATAGATACACCTGAGTCCCGTACTCGTAATAAAGCAGAAAAAGTTTTAGGTCTTGCTGCTAAACAATTTCTGACAGAACAGTGTCGTAACACGTTTACTATTGCTTCTATGGGTCGAGGAAAGTTTGGCAGAATACTTGGTATTGTTTATTCTGAGACAGGTATTGATATATGCAAACTAATGATTAAGACAGGCCATGCTGTAGAGTATTACGGTGGCAAGAAGACAAAGGTGTGGGCATGAGCATAGTATCGCAACTTGTTGGACCCGTAACTGGTCTGCTAGATAAGTTTATTGAAGATAAAGACCAAAAGGCTGCTCTTGCACACGAGATAGCCACGATGTCTGAGAAACACGCTCACGAGGCATTGAAGGGTCAGTTAGAGATAAACAAGGTAGAAGCAGCGCATCATAGTGTGTTCGTATCCGGGTGGCGTCCCTGTATCGGTTGGGTGTGTGCGCTAGGTCTTTTCTATAACGTAATACTAGCAAATATCTTAGGCATATGGGTTGATGTACCAGAAGTGGATACTACGCTGCTTGTCCCTGTTATGATGGGGATGCTCGGAATCGGAGCAATGAGAAGCTACGAGAAGGTCAAAGGCGTAAGCAGAGAAAAATGAGTGAGTTTAAATATTTTAAATTAGAAGACTTTGACTGCCAAGAAACTGGTGAGAATGAGATGTCCACTGAGTTTATAGAGCGACTCGATGGGCTACGTAGTGTATGCGGGTTTCCGTTTATTGTTACTTCTGGTTACAGATCTCCTAACCACAGTATAGAAGCTAGGAAAGAAAAGCCCGGTCAACACGCTCAAGGCATCGCTGCTGATATAAAAGTAGTGGGTGGTGCTCAAAGAAGATTATTAGTTGAGAAGGCTCTTCAGATGGGATTTACGGGGGTAGGAGTGGATAAGAACTTTATTCACGTTGATGTACGCACAACAACTCCCGTGCTCTGGGTGTACTAATGCCATTACAGAAGTTTGTATTTAAGCCGGGGGTAGATAGAGAGAATACTCGCTACACAAGCGAAGGCGGCTGGTATGAATGTGACAAGATAAGATTCCGTGCAGGTATGCCGGAAAAGATAGGTGGGTGGAACCGCATATCTACTAACTCGTTTTTAGGTGTTGCTAGGTCATTGTTTTCTTGGGTTACTTTGGGTAGCCAAAAGCTGTTAGGTATAGGCACCCATTTAAAGTTCTATATAGAACAGGGTGGAACGTATTATGACATTACACCCTTACGAGCCACAGTATCGCTTACCGATCCGTTCACTACAGTAAGTGGGTCTACCACTGTAACAGTTACAGACGCTGCGGGTGGGTATATAAACAATGACTTTGTAACATTTAGCGGTGCTTCTGCCGTAGGTGGGCTTACTCTTAATGGTGAGTTCCAAATAACATATTTAACAGGAAACACTTACACCATAACGGCAAGTGAAGCCGCAAGCTCTTCAGCTACAGGCGGTGGATCTGTGTCTGCTGCGTACCAAATAAACACTGGTCCTTCGATTGCAGAGGCGCTAGTGGGTTGGGGTGCTGGTGGTTGGAGCCTTGGAACATGGGGTTCGGGTGTAACATCTACTGACGCACTGCGTTTATGGACTCAATCTAACTTTGGTGAAGATCTTATCTTTGCTGCTCGTGGGGGTAGTTTGTTCTTTTGGGATGCTACCGATGCACTAACAACCCGTGCAGTATTAGCATCAAGTGAAAGTGGCGCATCTAATGTGCCTACCAAAGTAAATACTGTGCTTGTATCAGATAATCGTTTTGTGTTTTGTTTTGGTACAAATCCACTTGGGAGTAGTGACTTAGATCCATTACTTTTACGTTGGTCAGATCAAGAAAGTTTCGTTAATTGGACTCCCTCTTCCGCGAACCAAGCAGGAGATCTCCGATTATCTAAAGGGTCTGAAATAATTACCGCCATACAAGCAAGGCAAGAAATATTGATATGGACTGATTCTGCGTTATATGCACTGCAATACGTAGGTGCTCCTGCTGTATGGGGGGCGCAAACAGTTGGAGAAAATTTATCGATTGCTTCTTCAAGAGCTGTAGCGTATGCAAATGGTGTGGCGTATTGGATGGGCGTAGGTGGCTTTTACAGGTATGACGGTAGAGTTCAAACGCTACCCTGCACGGTAAAACGATACATATTTAATGATTTTAATACAGAGCAGTACGAACAAGTATTTGCAGGCACTAATGAAGCGTTTAGTGAAATATGGTGGTTCTATTGTCCCTCTGGGTCTACCACTCTTAGCCGATATGTCATATATAACTACGCACAGAATATTTGGTATTTTGGTAATATTAGCCGAACTGCATGGATAGACTCTGGTATACGAGATTTTCCGTTAGCTGCTACTTACAACAACAATATAGTCAACCACGAGGATGGCATAGACGATAACGAAACAGGCACTAATGCAGGTATTAGCTCGTTTATTACTTCAGCGCAGTTTGACCTAGATGATGGTCACAAGTTTGCGTTTATACAGAAGGTCTATCCAGATGTGACTTTTGATGGTTCTACCGTAGACAGCCCTAGTGCTACGCTGTCTCTGTTTGCAGCACAAAACTCTGGTTCGGGACGTAATTCTCCAGCTTCAGAGGGTGGTACAAATACAGGGTCTATAACTAGAACAGCCACTGCGCCTATTGAAGCATTTACATCTAGGCTGGATTTACGAGTACGGGGCAGACAGTTGGCCTTAAAGATAGAATCTAGCGATGCCGGAGTTAAATGGCAGCTAGGATCACCACGTTTAGAATTGCGACCTGATGGAAGACGGTAATGCCTATAGATAGAACAAGTTATGACATAGATTTTAAAGCACCCGTTCTACCAGACCCACCAAGGGAGTATGACGAAAGTGCATTTAATCAAACAAACAACGCACTGCGTCTTTATTTTAATCAGCTTGATAAGGGTATTCGTGATGCGTCAGTGTCACATACTGCACAGGCTACTGCTTGGTTTTTTAGTTAATGGCTAATATTTACGTTAACGCTAAAAAAGATCTAACAGCGACAACTGCTACTACGCTCTATACCTGCGCGACAG